GTCGAAGGGCCGAACCGAGCGACCGGCCAGAGACTGGACGGAGTTTCGGATTTGGCTCAAGGACAGAGCGGTGAAGCTGGAGGTGCTGGAAGCACCCAGTTCCACAAGCACGCTGGAGTCGATAGCGGACGCGCCGTCAGCGGTCGCACGGACCAGAGCGGAAAGACTCTCGCCGAGTCTGTAGCTCATCTCTTTGGCTACGTTTTCGACAGTATTGTCGATTGCGGTAGCGAGGGAAAGTGAGCTAAAGTTAGCGTAATCAGCATATTCGCCAATCACCGCAGTGGTGTTCAGAACACTGACAGGGATGGAAGTGCCGACAGTACCTTCAACCGTGGTGGCCGTGTTAGCCGCCAAGGGGACGTACATGAACATTTCATATTGATTTCCGCTTTTCATCGGAAGATCAAGACGCTCCGAGCAAGCTACGAAGGGGGTTTGGGCCTTGAGATTTTCTCGGAATTTTTTGTCATACAAATGTGTTTTGGAATTAAAGAATCGGAAGCCGTTTAGGACAAACGGGCTACTTCATCTCCCTGTGTTCTCACAGGGTCGCTCTCACAATCGCTTGTGAGTTCGGACTGTATCATCGACTCAGGTGAGCCGCTTGGCGTATCAGTCTCTACGGAGGGTTCGCTTTTATTGAGGGAACGGCACTGCTCAACCAACTTCTTGCGTGCTTCGGGGTCTTTTACATTATCCCCGAGGCGAATAAACTCAAGAGCCAGTTTAGCCTGTTCGCGTTTGATTACCATATACGGTAACACGCCAAGCAACAACTGTTCACGGTTGGCTTTCCCCGAAGGGTGCCAAGCATACTGAGTCTTCACAGATAGTTTGGTTTTTGAACGAACATAATAAACGCCGCCGAAACAGGCAACGAGCCACTTCATCAGCCTAACGGAAGTTCCGTAGATGATGACTTGCAACCCAAAATGCTGCCAGCCTTTGTCGTTCTTTATTTCGTGCAAACAGATAGTTCCTTCACCGTCAAGAATTCCGGCCAGATACGACCACTTTGTCTTGTCAGTTTGGTACATGCGACCTTTCCTCGGGATTGTCTGATTCTATCAGATGTTCCCCGATTTAGTCAAGTTTTAGAAGTACCATGTTGTTAATACTTCACAGTCGATTGCGGGAGGTTCGACTGGCCGTTAATTGCTGGAGAATATCCAGTCATATTATTTGCCATTTCTGCTGATCTTCATCTCCCAAAGAAGGTCAACGAACGTTCTTTATCTGCTGCGCCGTAGAGCAGCATGATCTGCCGCGATTTTGGCTTCACAAGCATCACACCATTCAGGAAATCCGTTTCCGGTACCTAAAATGCGCTTCTGCCGCTTATCCTCTTCGAGATAGTGTTTAAACATCTCGCTTGGCATATTTTGGTATGCCGCATCGCGTTGGAACGTCTTTACTACACCTGTTGGTTTCCCTGCACCATCTTTGAAGATGTGTCGATAGTCGAACGCATCTAAAATAGATTTTGCAGCGGTTTCACCTTCGCTGATTGAATCAGCACTTGAAAGTCCAGAAGAAATCTGGGCAACAGGTCGCTTTTCTTGCGGTGGCGTCACGTCGCTAATTCGAGCGGGCTCGACCACTGGCACCTGCGTATTCGGTGCCGTCTTTTCCTCACGCATACTAGGAGCCTCTGTTGCCAATTCGGGCACAGCAAGCTGATTTGCAGAAGTGATGAGTCCGCTTTCGCGAAGAACGTCATACGCCTTCTGATAATTCCTTACATCGGTTGGATCAAGGCCGCGCCGACTGACATAGCCAACCACCTTCATGGCGTTATCTTTCGACGGGACGTAATCTCGATTTCTATTCTTGAAACTTTCGAGTGCCAGCAAAACGCTGTTCTCGAAGTTTTGTCGCACAAGGTTGTTGGTCACCTGACGGTCGTCGTCTCTATCCAACATATATTGTGCCTGCGCAGCGGTTGCGATGTCTTGTTTTTTCTCTTCCCATGCAGCGCGCTCTTCGGCTGTCAACACGGGGCGCATCGCCAGTTCTCCCTGAACAGTGGCGTCTGCCGGAACCTCTACGCTGTTCAAAATTTTTTCTTCACTCAGCTCTTGCCATTTGCGACGACTATGCATATTGGACTGCGTCAGCTTGTCAATCAACTCTTCGGAGGTGCGATACTTGAATCTCTGCAATCCGCCGATGGGCCTGCCGTCTTTGTCGGTTGGTTGGTACTCGTGAACCTTTTCTGGCAACTCAACGACTGGCACAATTACAGGCGCTGGCGCTAAAACTTCCGCTGGCGGTTCGAGAACAGCCACTGCGGGCGAGTTGGGAAGGTCATCAAAAGACGGATCAAATCCGCCCTCGGCCTTGCGTGTGCTGAGCTGCGCGCGGTCGCGAGCGCTAGCAGTCCCTGTAGGAACGGCGGTGCGTGCAACGGGCTGCTCAGTCCCAGCGTCAACGAACACTCGGAACTCTGGGTCATTGATAAGTGCGTCTTTGTACTGCTCGCTGGTCATTTTATTGACCTGATCGTTTGTATAGGTTGCCATGATTACCGACCCTCCTCTAAGTCGTCATCCTCTTCGATGTAAGCCACGTCGCCCAATAAATTTGGGAGACCTGCTGTCATGTGCTCGATTTCGTCCATCTCTAAGCCCAGAGCAGATTCTTGCGGCTTGGTCTTCCGCATTTCTCCCAAGAGCGCGCACTCTGATCCAACACGGGTGAGTAGTTGGGTAACAACAACGCTTGCTGACCGAGACAGCGAATGCTTCGCCATCACGTCTTTGGGATTGGCGTGATCCGCGTTGTCCAAATCAACCCTAAATTGCTCGACGACGGACAAGCAAATTTTGTGAACGACTTGCCATCCCTTGCTGTTATACATCATAGCAAGGTCAGAGCGCTCAACAGGGGTAAGCTCAAACTCGGGGTCTATCACAGTTTCCTCCCGAAATGAAAAAGATAGACATGACTTCCGATAGTCAGATTTACGCCGTACTTAAAGCCTGTGGCGTAATGTCCGTAATTTCCCAAAGGCTCCACAACAAAACAAAAATAGTACCCCTTCCCAAGGTTTCTTTGGTGAATTACTTTCATATTCTCCTCCCAGAGATACAGCGGGAGATACAGCAGGATATGCTGCTACATCTCCCGTCTACTCGACAGTGTCTGTTTCGGCAGAACCTTCTAAACCACCAGCACTAGGTTCCCCGAGTGTCGCCTCTGACATGGCAGAGTTTCTAAATGATTCTCTTACAATGTCGCGCTGTACGCGCGCCTGATTGTCTTGATCCGCTTGCTGACTCTTTAGCTGGGCCTTCTGTGTGTTCAATTGTTGCTGCCCTGCCAATTTTCCATTGGCTTGCGCTGCAGCCGATTTCTGCTGCTGCGCCTGCTTCATTTCTGGAGTCAACTTCTTGATGATGTCGTTGCGGTTCTTCCATTCCGACGCTTCCATCCACATGCTCAAGATTGGCTTGAAATCAATGTACTCCCCGTTTATCTCGGCCAAGTTCTGCTGGATTTGCGGGTTTTCAAAGATTTGGGTGATAAGCGTCAAAGACTGAGCCATGATTCTCTTGGCCGAAAGACTTGCGCCAGCGAGAACTTCGAACTCCATCTTCCCTTCGTGGTATCTAGCCAGATCGAGCTGGTATGCTTTGCCCAACTCTTCGCCGCAGATAAATTTAATCTCGGAGTCAGCGATGTACTCAAATACCAAATCGTCCAAGATGTAAAGGAACGGTTGGAACACCTGCTCAATGAAGTTGTCCAGCGGTCCGTCGAGTCTGGTAGCGGAGGCCGCTCCCAATTGCGAAGCGCCTGCAGCCGTTCGGCCCATCGAACTACGAGGACCAGCACTGCTGCCTTGCACCAGTTGCGCGTCTGCGCCTGAACTCGACTCAGTAGCCTTTTCGGACTCACTGAGTGCTGACCAAACTTCGGTCGGAACCTTCGGCTGTTCAAGGATGCCGTACGCATCGCTGACTGGACGACCTTCTTTCACATCGACTGTGAGAATGCGTCCGACGCCTGTACGAATCATTTGAGTTGGCGTATTTGCATCGCGCCGTCGCAAATAAATCGGATTGACTCCGAAGGACAGAATCTTTAGGATAGCGTTAATCGTTCCTTGGTCAACACGTTGGTTCTGACCAACGATGAGCCCGAGACCCATTCCGTAGAATGCTTTCGGACGATTCCACCAATTGGCGGAAAGGAACGGAATAGGATTTTGGAAACCTGCTACTGCGAACGGGTTCTTCCCAGAATACAGCGCCTTTCGGCGGTCTAGGACCATGATCTTGCGACCCTTGTCCCAATATTCCAAAACTTCCATCTTCTTGCGAAGCAAGTCTGGAGTTACGTTCTGTGAATCAGGCAGAGAGTGATGGACAATTTCTGTGACGTGCGTCGATGAATCTGACATCAACTCCACGGCCCCCTGTTCAACAGGCGGCATCCATAACTGCTTCAGGTCTTCGTCGGTGCCCTTGCCGGGCCACGACCAACCTTTGCGTTCTTCAGAATCTTCAGGCAAGCCTTCAATGGCCTGCTTAATCACTAGCAACTCATAGAAATCGAGATTGCGAATGTCTACTATCCAACGCGCTTCACGTGCGTCCCCAACGCGCGTGTTCGGATCAACAAATACTTGGTCGAGCGGACGCCATTCGAAGAACGGTCGCGGCACAACTCTGTATTCACGCGTAATGTCGGGCGCGCCAAACGTAGGGATTGCGGGATTGTCCCCGTCCTTGTAAACGGTCGGCTTGCGGCTCTTGACTTGAATCTTTTCGTAGCGTATGCCCCACTTCCAAACGCCCGTACCGAGGTGAGCCATTTGTTCAAGGCCCCACTTGGTGTTGCGTTTGAAGTTGCAAGCGTTCAACAAATACGAGAAGACCGAAGTCTTCGCATCGACTGATGCTTGCTCAGTGCCCGGCATTGGCCTAAGTAACAATGGCGGATCGTCGTAGAACAGTCCCTTGTACAACTGAGGCACAATTGAATTAACGATCTTGGCTACCGTGAACCGTTGAACATTCGGTTCAAGAATGTACGTGTTCTCGTACACAGACATCGGGCGCGGAGATTGATACAACAAATCAGAATCTCGCCAGAGAAGGTTCCATTGTTTGTTGCTAATGAATGCTTCTGCAGCTACAGCACACCCAACTACTAAGGCAACGCTTGCGTCGGTAGTTTTTAGCTGTCCGTCCGCTTTATAGTCTTGTTCCTTGAGAGGCCGATTTGGGTTGCCCTCGATTGGTAACTGAGCCATATCGTCCTTTCATTAACGGCGTGATCGAAATATTTCATCGGACACTGCGGCGGCTGGTTGCAAAAATTTACGCCGTTCGGGCAGCGTTGCTCGGGATTCAACTAGCGCTCGTGAAGGCATGGGCATAATGGGCAGCAAGTTCTCTGCCCTATCTCGTGCCGAAACGGTGTTATTTGCCGCGTCAACAATGTCCCGTGCACTCGGCGGGCGGTCAGGATCGCCGCCTACCTGCGGGTTGGCTGGAATGAACCCCGTCCAATTTTCGTTCGTCAAAATAGCCCTTCCAACGGGTCTGGACCATAATCCTCTTCAGGCATCTGTTGTGCAGCTTGCCCAATATCATACTGAGTTCGAGGATTGTCGTCGGTCGCGAGTTGTGTAGTCTGCCCCGCGTACGCTCCCAGACCATAAATCATTTGGTGCATCTGGAATGACTTATTGTCAGTCGTGTAATCCGTTTGGATAGCATTTACCCTGCCAGCCATGTCGGCGTACGGTGCAAAAACTTCTACCAGTAGTGAAATTGCCGATACGATGTCGTCGTGCTTGTCGTCCGTCGTCCCTGTGAACTGTGACAACTCGGTATAAATCTCTTCAAGTCCTTCGCAGGAATTTATGAAATAAAGGCGTTCGTCGCCAAGCAACCTAAGCACTGGTTTGGCCTTCATGGTCTTAGAGCGAGTCTTGTTGCCTTGCCCCAGCCCTGCCGAACGGAGCGGAATGCTGATCTTCAGCTTCTCCATCTCTCGGCGTATTTCACGTTTAACGAACGCGGTGCCCATCACCTCTTCGATGACGATCTGCTTCGGCTTCCACTTATTACCTACAGCCGCGATAACTGCTGGCAAATCATATTCGTTGAATCGACCGCGCACCATGTTAATGACGTAAAATTTTCCGCCGTGGATAATCGCCGTCAAAATGACGGTATAGTCCGCCCAACTTTGAATTGAGTAGGCTGTGTCCACAGTCGTAACGATCATGCCTTGATGCGGTGCCAAGTTATGGTTCAACGTGCGTCGAATCAGGAGTTCGCGCGGAAATTTAATCTTGTTGATCTGTCGAGGGTCGTTGAGGTACTTAATCGCGAACACATCAGGTTCGGTCTGCGAAGACACCTTCATGTTTTCGAAAGTCAATACTTGCGGAAACCAGAGATGAACGTCACTCGGAACCCATTCAGACTCGACTTTACCTGCCGCCATGCAGGCGGCTGTTGGCCACCACACTGCGCGACGATAAATCTTCATTGTCGTGTTCTTCTGCGAAGCGAGGAACAACTTATCGTCCCACGAAATCTGCACACCGTAGTAGTCACGTTCGTCGTACCATGTGCCGATAAGGTCAAAGAATCCAAATGCGTGCATTAGGGCTTTGTCAACACCGACGCGGTGATTGATGCCCTCGATACGAGTAATTGTTTCGCAATTCTCTTCGGTGACCACGTCATCCAGCTTCAACAAACAAAAATGTGATCCAGCTAACGACTGTTCAATACCCGTCGCGCGGATCGTTGGTTCTTTATCCCCTGCCGTACAGGCCGGGGTCTGAAATTCGGTACATTTGCCCGAATCCGGGCGTACGCAATGCTCGGGAAACAAAACCTGAAGCATTGAGATTGTTGTTTTACCCGTCAGTTTATTCTTGAGAAGGCGGGGACGGTGTTTGCCATAATACAAATCGCCCTTCTCGAAATTTTCATCCATGGTGAAGTGCGCCTTCACCTCTCCCACGAAGTCTTCAGCCAAGCCCAACTTGCCTGTCAGAATGCCGATAGTTACTTCTGGGAAACACAAAATCCATTGGACGCAGTCAGCCATGTTGATAGATGACTTGAATCCTCCACGAGGGACGAGTAGCAACCTTTGTTTGTATTGTTTTTTTGCGTCTGCGTCGATAGCAAACGACTCAAAAGTAGCAAAGTTTGCTGGGTCTTTCCTAACGAAGAACTCATTGCAAATCTCCTCGTGCGTGTTATGAAGTTCCCAACCTTTTGTCTGGGGGTTGTACCAGTTGTACTCGGAATCCGTGACCTTGGAGTAACCAAGCATGCGACATAAGAAAAACAGATTGGTCTGCGCCATGAAGCGATACCGCGCAACTGTCAAGCGCAGGTCGTCATATTCGCAACTGCCGGGGGCGGGTAAACCGCTCGCGCGCACCTTACCGTTTAACACTATCCA